AGATTTACGTTGGTATGCGCGGTCGCGATCTCGAAGAGTGGATTGACCGGGTGCCAGACGTGAAGGACATACGCGAGTTGATGGAGACGCTGCTGATATTTTTGGTCATTGCGCGCAAACAAAAGCACACGGAAGAAGCGGAGCGGGAATAAACTGTGTCCCTCACGCATCATATGTGGGGAATACGCATTTACGCCACAGTCAAGCCCCCGAACAGGTGATAATCGGGATCATTCGTATCGCGTCAGTCAGCGTCCATTATCAACTCCATGGAGCTTTGATGCGAAATGATCACTCGCACTATGACGTCCGTGGCCCTTGCCGCCGTGCTGGCGATTGGGTCACATCAAGCCAACGCCTCTGACCTTGGAGGCAGTTGTTGCGCCGACCTTGAAGAACGCATCGCCGAACTTGAGGCTACGACCGCCCGCAAGGGCAACCGTAAAATGAGCCTCACGGTGAGCGGCCAAGTCAACCAGGCGGTGCTAGTCCACGATATTTCGGACAGCCTGACCAGCGTCCCGCAGACCAGCATCATCGGCAACAATGAGCTGAGCACCAGCCGCGTGCGGTTCGAAGGATCAGGCAAGATCAACCAGGATTGGTCAGCGGGATTTGTGATGGAATTCGGCGCTGGCGATGACATCAGCATCCGCCATCAGGCGCTCTACATCAAGAGCAAAACAGTCGGCGCGATCTGGCTCGGCAGGACATCGACCGGTACGGACGGCATTGCTGAAATCGATCTGAGCAACGCCAACATCGCCGCCACGGCTCTCAATCTAAGCCCGGCCATCGACACGTTCGCACCCGGCGTCAAACTGGTCCCGTCCTTCGATGGCGGCAGACGCGAGCTGGTCAAGTGGCAATCGCCAACCGAGATGCCCATCAATCTCTCGGCATCGATCAGCGACAAAGATACCTACGACGTTGCCATTCGTGGCACCGGAGAAGTCGGGCAATTCCGCTTTGCCGCCGGCATCGGCTATCGCAAGGATCAGCTTGACGTGATTTGGGCACCGGGCATCGAGGCACGAACGCTTGCAGGCTCGGCCAGCATCATGCACGTGCCGACCGGTCTGTTCGTTTCAGGCTCAGCCGGACGCATCCAGGCCATGGGCGAAGAGCTACGCGGCTATCACGGCAGATTGGGCTTTGAGCAAAAATTTTCCGCCATGGGCAAGACAACGTTTTTTGCGGAATTTGGTCGGATCGAAATTAATGGCGTGGATGACTATTGGGGCGGCGGTATCGTCCAAGCGATCGACCCGGCAGCCATGGAGGTTTATCTATCAGGCCGCAAATACGACCTCGACGGTGCGGCTCCTGGCGTTGTCGATGATGCCACGGTGATCGTTGGCGGGGCTCGCATACGGTTCTGATGTGACAAAAAAGGCTCAATCAACATCAATTCCAGCATGTTGATTGAGCAAATCAATGCACTGTGGTATCTGATTTTCTCAAGGGACGATGCTCGCCTGATTTGGACCCAATACGCGTAGGTCCCGGAGCACCCCGGCCAACACTCGCATTGGCCACATTAGGTTATTGCGCCCAAAGATAGGTTTTAGTTCACAGCAGCGGCGTGGAAAGCAGAAGCGACCCGGCGCTAGAGTTGGACCGATCCAATCGGGGACCCATGCGATTTGGGCGCGTGAGGTTAAGCCGGATTAGCGCCCGGCCTGCTGTGATCTGAAACCAAACGGAAATGCCAATGACCCCCCGGCAGGCACTTTCGGCAGAGCTTGACCGCATAATAGCAGACGCTCAAAAAGCAAAGCGCTTGATCGACCTGGACCGCAGAATCACAGAAGATTGTTGCGCTGAGTTTGACGCACTTTTATCGCATCAACGCGCCTACGGCCTTGCCGTGTTGCTTATCCATCTGCAAACAGCAAACTCATCAATCGAGTATCACTAATCAACTAGCAATCTATAAACGCCTAGTCAGAGCAAGAGACAATGGCAGATGCAAAACAGCCCAAGAAACCAAGGGGCAATCCAGGCGTAAGGCTGAACCCAAGACATGACGAAGCCACGCGCAATAAGATCAAGACCACTCAGCTCATTAAGCGCTTGCAAAGCTTTTCTCTTTCCGAGTTAGACCCCCAAACGCACAAGCCAATTGAGATGAGCGCCACGCAGGTTAACGCGGCCCTTGGTTTGATCAAGAAAACTCTGCCCGATCTTTCATCGGTTGACATATCCGGTTTGCTCGATGTGAACCTCACGAAACACGAAGAGGCGATCGACGAACTCGAATGAGTAAGATGTCCGATCGCGAGCGCGCGGTACGTCAAAAGCTCAAAGACGATTTCCAGCACTACGCCTCAAAATGCCTGAAGCTCAGAAGCAAAGCAGGCTCAATCATTCCGTTCCAAATGAACCGCTCGCAACGGTTCTTACATGAGCGGCTAGAGAAACAACGAAAAGAGAAAGGTAAGGTTCGTGCGCTTGTGTTGAAAGGCCGTCAGGTCGGAATATCAACGTACATCGCGGGCCGTTTCTATTGGCGCACGTCACATACGAAGGGGTTTCGGACATTCATTCTCACGCACTTGGAGGACGCCACATCCAACCTGTTCGGCATCGCCAAGCGCTACCACGAGAACTGCCCCAATCTGGTTAAGCCTATGACAAGCGCTTCGAACGCACGCGAGCTGGTGTTCAACGGTCTGGGATCAGGCTACAAAGTCAGCACAGCAGGATCAAAGGACGTGGGCCGGTCTGAAACAATTCAGATGTTCCACGGGTCGGAAATGGCTTTCTGGCCGAACGCGGATGAACATAGCGCCGGCATTGGCCAAGCTATCGCCAACGCGCCAGGCACAGAGGACATAAGAGAGAGCACCGCCAACGGCATTGGCAACGCATTCCATGGGCTTTGGAAAGCAGCAGAGCGCGGAGACAGTGAGTTTGAAGCGATCTTCATCCCTTGGTTCTGGCATGAGGAATACGAGACAGACCCGCCAGATGGTTGGGCGCCGCCTGATGAATTCAAGGAATATCAGGAGATTTATGGCCTCGATGATCGGCAGACCTACTGGGCATTCCTCAAAAACCGCGATCTTAGCGTCATGGCCGGCGGCGGGCCTGATGAGATCAACTGGAAGTTTCGCCAGGAGTACCCGGCCAACGCCGAAGAGGCTTTCCAGACGTCGGGCACGAGCTTCATTCCTGCAATCAGCGTGCTTAGGGCGCGCAAAAACAATGTGGATGTGCCGTATGGGCCGATCATACTTGGCGTTGATCCGGCGCGTGGCGGTGGTGATAAGACGGGGATCATCGACAGACAGGGCAGGCGGATCGGTGGCCATGTCGCGCTGCTGATTGATCGGGACGATACGATGGCCGTGGCCGGCGAGGTGCAAAGGATCGCGCGGCAGCTCATTCCGTTGGGGCTGGCCAAGATCGTTGTAGACATCACTGGGCTGGGTTCTGGTGTCTACGACCGACTCCGCGAAACCATGGGGCAATACGTCGAGGGCGTGAACTTTGCAAGCCGCGCTTACAATCGCGAGGCGTATTCTAACCGGCGCGCTGAGATGTGGGACTTAATGCGGCAGTGGCTAGAAGACCCGGCCGGCGTTCAAGTTCCTGACGATGATATGTTTCAAGCTGATCTGACATCGCCGGTCCGTGAGAAGGGCGCGACGCATTTCAACTCATCCGGCCAGCTTGTGCTTGAAAGCAAGGACCACATCAAAGAACGCCTTAACCATTCGCCAGACATTGGAGACGCCGCAGCGCTGACGTTCGCGGTCAACATGGACCTCATTATGGATGCATGGGGCGAGGATGGGGATCAGGGTAGCAGCGGCAACGTTTCGACGGGGTACTAGATATCGTTCCGCAAGACAAAAAGAATCTCTGGTCTCTGTTGGATCAGCGTGGCCAGTTGAGCCAGTGGGCCGGAAACGGGTTTCTTGGCGTTTTCACCGCCGTATTTGCTGAGAGTGACGTGATGAATACCAAGGCACTCGGCAAATGCTTTGCGAGATATGTTGATGAATGGGCTTTCGGCGCAGTTTTCTGCCAGCATGTAGATGTCTCGTCCAGTCATGGGCTAACTCCTTCGGGCAGTTTCATTAGCTCTAGGCTAAAATCGAACGGAATTCAATTGGAAAATAGCCGATAATGACAGACGTTGCGGGCTTCGACCTCGAACCAGAGGAAGCCGAAGCCGCACCACAAAAGCCGGGCGTCATCGATCTGGTGCAACAGCTCCAGAACTTCGCCGAAGAAGGCAATGTAACCGACTATTTCAGCGACGAAGAAATGGCCACGCTTGGTGGCAAAGTCGTCCAGGAATATCGCGTAGATAAAGACAGCCGCTCGGAGTGGGAATCAACCGCAGAACGCGCAATGAAGATGGCGCGGCAGGTCAAAGAAGGTAAGTCTTGGCCGTGGCCCGGCGCTTCGAACGTCAAATATCCGATGCTGACGACGGCTG